TGAGCTCGTCGCCGGCGGCGAGCTCGTCGGCGACAGTCAACTCGCGCCACGATTCGAGCTCCAGGTAGGCCGCTTCCGAGCTCGCCCACACGCCGCCGTGCAGTTGCAGGAAGTGCCCGGGCGTCAGCGACGGGTTCGACGCCAGCGCGATCAGCTTCTCGCGGGTGACCCAGGAGGCCGGGTTCGCCGCCTCGATCGCGTCGATGTCGTGCGGGTCGTGCGTGCGAGCGTCGTAGTTGTAGACCAGCACCCGCCCGCCGTGGTTGCGGCTGACCGTCAGCGCCCGGTGCACGCGCTCGACCTCGCCTTCGAGCTCGTTGCGGTCGATCAGCTGCCCGAGGATTCCGTCGACGCGCTCGGACGGCTCGCCGGCGGTCGAGATCACGAACACGTGCACCTGATGCCGGACCATCTGGCCGGCGGTGGCGATATCCGACCAGGCTCGCTTCCGCCGCGGCGTGACCCAGTCCTTGAGCTCGTCGGCCACGATCAGCGACGGCCCGTAGCCCGAGGCCGCGCCGCCGTCGGCCGAGAAGCGATGCAGCGCCCCGAAGCCGTCCGCCCTCACGATCATCCCCTCGTGCTCGCGCACGACCAGCCGGTTGGCGAGCCAGGGGTTCGAGCGTACGAAGCGGACGGCGGTGTCGAACAGGCGCCCGGCCTGCTTGTCGGTCGCCGCCGCGAGCAGAATCTCGGGAGCGCCCTCGTCCTCAAGCAGGTGGTAGAGCCCGTAGGCGGCGAGCAGGCTCGTCTTACCGTTCTTCTTCGGGATGACGAGCACGACCGTCAGCCAGTAGGCCTCATCCTCGTCGGCCTCGGCCAGTGCCTCGCCCATCATTTCGATCTGCCACGGCTCGAGCTCAAGCGGCAGACCGGCGAACTGGTCGATCGCCTGGATGCAGTGCTCGCCCGCCCACCAGGCGAAGTGCTCGGAGCGGGTCGCTTCCGCATACGCCGCCCAGCGTTCGACGGCGACCGATGTGGTCACGGTTAGACCGCCCTGAGACGCCGCCTAGGCGGTGCTGCCCGGTCGGGAGCCGATGCCGCACCCGGAGGTCGCCCGGCACCGACCTGGCGGGAGAGGCGCTGCCGTCCGTTCGGGTCAAGCCCGAGTGCCGCGCCCAGTTGCGAGACGTCGCGCCGGGCCGAGGCGATCTGCGGGATCAGCGGATGGACGACGGTGCCGAAGCCGGTCGCGCCGCCGAGCGCGGTGCCCGGCCTGCCGAGCCGTTCCCAGTCGGCTTCGAGCAGCTTCCAGACGACCATCGCGGCGGCGTAGCGGCCGATCGCGCCGGCAGAGAGCTCGGGGTCCTCGCCGATCGCATCGAGCGTCGCGCGCGCTTCGGCGATCGCCTCGGCCTCGACCCTGGCCGCAAGCTCATCGGTGTCCGGGCGCTCGTCGGGCGAGCCCTCCAACTGGCGATCGAGCATCCAGGTCGCCGCCCGCCAGTCCTGCGAGGCCGCGGCCGCGACCTGCGTGACGTGTCGCGCTTCGGCCTCGGCCCGTGCCTGGTCGACGCGGTCGCGGAAGTCGGAGTAGGGCTGCTCGCCGCGCGCGCCGCGGCGCATCCAGACGCCGAAGGTCGGGCGCGAGATACCGACCGCCTTGACCGCCGTGCGCACGTGGTTGCCGGCGCGCAGCATGGCGATGATCTGCGCCGCGACCTCGTCGGTCAGCAGTGAGTAGTCGGCCTTGCGGTGCAGGGCGCAGAACTCCGAGCCCTCGCTCGCCCGCTTCTTGCAGCGCGTCCCGTAGGCCGTCAGCGATACGCAGCGGTCGGGCTCAGTTTCCGTCACGCGCCTCGTACTCCTTCCGTAGCTGAATCATCCGCCTCGTTTCCCAGGCCTGGCCGTACTCGGCGTCCTTGAATAGGCGCGCGAATCCGGTGATGTGCTTGAGCCGCAGGAGCTCATCGACTTCGAGCCCCAGCTCGGCGCAAATCCGCTCGTCACTGACGCCCTCGTCAAGCATCGCGAATACGACCTGGCTCATCCCGGCGACCGAGTGCTTCCCGCGCGCCCGGTTGTGGCGGATGGTCGACGCCATGCGCTCGGCGATCGGCTTGTCGATCACCACGATCGGCAGTCGCCCGCCGGTGCGCTCGCGAATGTCCGAGTGACGCTTCATCACCAGCCAGCGGTGGAAGCCGTCCACGATCACGTACAGGTCGCGCGGCTCGTCGTAGATCGTCACGACCGGCTGCGTGTAGCCGTCGTGGCGGATCGAGTGGTAGAGGAGCCGGAGCTCGTTGGCGGCGACCCGGTTCGGGTTGTAGTCGTTCGCCTCGACCTGCTCGATCGGGACCCAGAGCACGTTCGCGACCGGCTCGCCGGAGAGGTCGAACTTCTCGATCACGAGCTCGTGTGCGCTCATGCCTGGATCGGAACCTCCTCGACCGTCTTCCAGTGCGGCCGGTTGTCGCGCAGCAGGTGGTAGATGTGCGGGCTCTGGCGCCAGTTGCCGTACTTCACGCCTTCCCAGTCGCAGGTCAGGATCGAGCGCACCCCGATCCGATACGACTCAGCGAGCACGCTTGCCGGCAGCTTGCGATCGGTCTCGTTGAACAGCTTCGCCAGGAAGGGGCGGTACTCGGCGTCCACGAGCTCGGCCAGCAGGTAGTCGCGGTAGTCGCGCCAGTCCTCGAACATGAACGGGAGCTCGCTCGGGAAGTAGTCGGCCGCGCCCAGCTTCCCGGCCATGTCGATCCCGCCGATGCGTGCCACGAGCCGGTCGTAGGTGTCGGGCTCGAACTCCTGCAACTGGAACAGCGAATTGACGGCCGTTTCGTGGTGCAGGTTCGAGACGCGCATATGCCTCACGTCGATGCCCGCGCGGTAGAGCGTGTCGTAGTGCGTCGAGTAGCGCAGCCCGCGCTCGAAGATGAACTTCCAGACGTCGCGGTAGTGCCAGTCGAAGATCGGGTAGAAGGTGTAGTGGCCGAGCTTCTTGTCCTCGACGTTCCCCCAGGTCACCCACTTGTAGGAGGTGTGATGAGTGAGCCCCTTCCTCCGGTTCGGTGACTCCTCGCAGCGCACGCCGGCGATCGACGCCGCCGGCCGCTCGCCCAGGTGGTAGGCGAGCGAAGCGCCGAACAACTTGACGAAGCGATCGGTGCCGTAGACGTTCTCGGTCAGCGCGATCGGATCACGCTCGTGAATCCAGCGATCGGCCGCATCCGGGTCCCAGGCCTTGAGCCAGTGGTCGTACTGCGAGCTCGCGTTGAAGATGCGGAACGGGACTTGCAGCCAGAGCGGTTCGACCTCGTCGCGGTACATCCACTCGCGCACGATCTCGACCGTCGAGTCCCACTCGGCCTCCTGGTCGAGCCAGTAGACCTTGAGCGGCAGGAGGTCGAGCTCGCGCGCGACGGCGAGCGCGATCGCCAGGATGACGGTCGAGTCCTTCCCGCCCGAGACGCGCACGACCACCTGCCGGCCGAACTCGCGCATGATCCACTCGATCCGCTCGTAGGCCGCGTCCACGACCGACTGCGCCGAGTAGATGCGAAGGCCCGCGCCCGTGATCGGGCGCTTCGGTCTGGCCGGCATGGTCGCTCCTTAGTCGGCGATCCAGCGAGCCCGTTGCGCCCAGTAGGGGAGCATCCGGCGCAGGATCGGTGCACAGGCCTTGACCTTGCCGCCCTTGATCACGAAGCCTGCGACGAAGTGCGGGGTCACGACCCGGTAGAGGCCGTCCCTCACGGCCGACGCCAGTAGATGAGGAAATGCGTCCACTGGCTGCGGTTCTCGATCACGGCCGCGCCCCGGAGCGCGGAGCCGGTGCCGTCTTCGCCGCCGCCTCGGCGCCCTCGTTGGGGTCGTCGTGGAGCTTGTCGAACAGGATCGCGATCGCATCACCCGGCGACCAGGGCTCGTCGGTGTCGAACGCGACCTGCAGCTTGTAGACCGGCTTATCGAGTCGCAGCGAGCTCAGCCGCTTGTCCTCCACGACCTGATGCGGCGAGTGGGCATCGAGACAGTAGAACGCGCCCGGTCGCAGGATGATCGAGTCCGGCCGATCCTCGAGCCCGCGCAGGCGGAAGCCGTCGTTGCGGAGGATCAGGTGGTGCGTGTAGCGCGAGTAGGCGGGGTCGGTGTGCATCGGCGTCCCCGAGCGCGTCGCGAGCCAGTGCACCCCGACCGGGCCGGAGTGCCCCCACGACTTGAGCTTGCGCGATGTGCCCGGCCCGAAGGCCCGTTCGAGCATCGCGTCCGAGACGTCGATCGACGGAACGACCTCGCTGAACTGCTCCACCCACACGAGCGGAAACGCTCGCTGGTCACCGGAGAGCTCGTACTCGTCAGGCTTGATCACCGGCATCCGGTTCCTCCTCGGGTAGGCGCTCACGGTTGATCACGTCGTCCACGACCCAGTATTTCCAGCCGTCGTGGTCGAAGTAGCGGTAGCTGCGGCCGAAGAATCGCCCCTCGTAGCCATGCTCGGCGATGTGGGCGGCGAAGGCGTCATGCTGCTCAACCGGAAGCGCAGGCCTGCCCGCGGTCGGCTTGCCGCGCAGCACGTACTCGTGCGGCAGGTGCGGCATCGAGGAGGCGAACTTCCAGCCGGCGGAAGCGACGAACTCGGCGATCTGGTCGTGAGTGAGCCCCATCGCTACGACCCTACCCGCCGGCCCGGACCGGTTAGCCCTTGCCGGTGAGCTCGGCCACGTTGACCTGGAACTCGTGCCCGCACTCGGGACAGATCAGCACGGCCATGTTGTGCGGCCGACCCTGGAAGCGTGCTTCGAGCTCGGCCGCCCGCTGGTCGATCTCCTCCTGGCTCGGCAGCGCCGATGCCGCCGAGCCGTCGGCCCGGGTCAGGTCGTCCATCACCTTCGCCAGGGCGGCGTCGAGCTCGCCTTCGAGCGTGGCGAGCAGTCCCTTGAGCGCGCCCTCGTCCGTGCCGGCGAGCGCGGCCAACGGGTCGAGCGTCGCGAGCACGACCCGCTCCTCCTCCTCGCTCAGGTCGACGTAGTCGACGGGCACGACCGGCTCGTCCCGGTTGAGCGCCAGCGCGACCCGCAGGTGACCGTCGATCAGGTGCCCCGAGCGCCGGTTGACGATCACCGGCTGGACCCAGCCGACTCGATCGAGCGCAGCGGTGAGCGCGTCCGACTGGTGCCGCGGGTGCAGGCGCCAGTTGCGCGGGTTGCCGACGAGCTCGCTCGGGCTCGCCTCGCCGTGATCCACGATCCGCGTCGTCCAGCGACTGTCGCCAGCGGCGGCAACGCGCTCAGCGGGCATGGACGTTAGCCGCCACCCGGCGGCGAGGCGGTCGCGGTGCGATTTCCGGCTTGATGACGAAACGAGCAGCCCTTTTGCTCATTGGGCGAGGGGGTTGTCCCCCGCCCCGTTGCCTCGCCAGGCGAACGGTGTCGCGCCGGTGACAGGGCAGGCAACGCGAGCTCAGGTTCGCCCAGTCGTAGAAGGTGGCGTCGCCGGGACTGGCGCCGTCCAGGTGATGCACGTCGCGGGCTCGCGCTTCGCATGGTCTGCCCTCCTCGTCCTCGGCCTCGCAGGTCGGATGCTCGGCGATGTAGCGATCGCGCAGTCGACGCCAGCGTCCGCCGTAGCCAGGCGTCCCCGAGCGACTGCCATGAGCGGGGCAGCGCCCCGGCCCATCGAGTAGTACGACACCGCAGCCAGGCTCGGCGCAGAGATGTGGCGTGCGCCTACTCATCGCGCGTCCCGGGTTCAAGTGACCAGCGCCGTGCCCACTCGATCAGGCCGAGCGCGCGCCAGGTGGTCATCTCGTGCGGCCCGTAGATCGTGCCGGCGTGGGCGGTGACCTCGTCATCGAGCGCGACCGTCTCGTAGGCGATCACCCAGCCTGCCAGCACGAGCCCGTCGAGCACGCCCTCCTCGTTGAGCGCATCCTCGATCGCCTCGTGCAGGCGCTGCTGCTGGACCTGCTCGTCAGCGTCCACGGTGCCGGCGGGCCTCGATCGCCCGGCCCTGGCGCGCCGCCTTCGCCTTCGCACCCTTGCCGTAGTAGACCTTCCCCGTGCGGCCGTAGCGATAGCCGCCGCCCTTCGTCTTCCGTACTGGCAACGTCTCGACCTCCCGAAATGAGGGCGCACTCGGGCTACAGCAAACTTCGCGGTCCCCGGCGTCTATGTGGCCGGATCGCTCGCCCGGGCTGCATCGGGGAGCGTAGCGCCCGAAACGGTCACAGACAAGGCGGGGATCGGTCGGGTGCTGGACGGCCTGAGCGGCGTTTTGCGGTTTGAGCCGACCTCCTACCCTCGTCAGGGGATCGCGAGCCCGGAGCGGCGAAGGGGTGAGCTCCTGGCTGCCTTCTCGCTGCGACCCGCCACCCGTCGGTCGAGACGTTCGGCATCGCGGGCGAGCGCACGGAGCTCGCCGGCGTAGTCACGGCCGAGCGCGGCCTCGAGGTCGAGCAGCACCGACCAGAGCCGGGGACCGAGTCGTTCCCACTCCCGTCGACGGCGAGCATCGGCCCGGCGATGGGCCTGCTCGGTGAGCTCGTGTTGGGCCTCGGCTGAGACGGCCTCGGGCTCATCGCGCATCGCGAGCGCCGGCACGTCCGTGTAGCCGAGCTCGGATCGGACGGCGAGCAGGCGAGCGGGCTCCACGACCGGAAGCGTAGACAAACGCGAACGCCGCCTTGCGGCGGCGCTCTGCGTTGCACCCGCGAAAGGTGCGGCTCGCAGTCTACTTGCCCGAACCCAGCAGGTGACGCGCCCCTTCCTTCGTCAGGCCGACCGCCTCGCCGATCGCGCGTCGCGATGCCCCGCGCTTCTCCGCTGCCCGGGCCTTCGCCACGAGCTCGGTGCGCACCCGTTGTGCCTCGGCCTCGTACCCGGCCAGGAGCTCGGCCAGGCGAGCGAGCTCGGTGAACTCGTCCTTCGTGAGCTCAGCCCGCGGGCGACCGATCGTCGGTGTCTCGCTCATCTGACTTCCTCCATCGTCTCGCTGATGACTTCCTCGACCTTGAGCCTGGCGGGGTGCTCGGCCGGCAGGTCGGCGACCTCGTGGCGCAGGCTCTCGGCCCACTCCTCGACCTGCTCGCGATCCTCGACCCCGAGCTTCGTCACGTCGAATGAGGAGCCGAGGTCGATGTAGATCGTGCGCAGGCTCGTGCCGTAGACGTAGATGTCGTCGGCGAAGTCCGGGTGACGGATGATCACCTGGGCGGGCTCGATCGAGTCACTCATCATCGCCCTCCCCGTCCTCGACCTGCACGAGCTCGGCCAGGGCTTCATCGAGTGATCGCCTGAGCCCCTGCTCGTCAACGATCAACTCGGTCGCCCCGCAGTCGAGGCAGAGCCAGCCCAGTTGCTCGCAGGTGTCCCAGGCGATCCGCGTGTAGCCGCCCGGCTCGAAGCCGAGCTCACCCGAGGGCGAGACCTCGATCCTGCCCGCGCAGGTCCCGTGGTAGTTGTCGAGCGAGGCGACCGCGTCGCCCTCCCCGCAGTGCCGGCAAATCACGTTCACTCGAGGCTCAGGCCGGGCGGTCATCACGATCCTTCCGCTCTCGACGCATGATCCAACGGTGCCCCGGCGGGAGCGGCCAGAACTTGTCGAGCGCCGCCTTCATCCGTCGAGCGACCTCCGCGAACTCGGTTGCGGTCGGCTCCTTAGGTCCCAGGATCTTCATCCACTGACCTCCTTCTGGTCGGACTCGACCAGCCACTCGTGGATCGGGCAGGTGTCACCGTTGTGGTCGTAGCCGGTGACCTTGCTCGGATCGTCCAGCGACCACATCGACGGCTCGCCGGTGCAGGTCAGGCCGAGCAATTCGCCCAATGCCGTCTCGGCCTCGATCAGCAGGTAGCGATGCAGCAGGTCGGGCGGTGAGTTGCCCGCGACCTCGTCGTATCGCTGGATCGCCCGCAGCGCGAGCGCGGCCGAGCTCAGGAACGTTTGCGCCTGCATCGAGCCCGCACGTCGAATGTCACTCGCCGTGATCGCGTCGGTCTTCGGATGGTCGTGACCCTGCTCGGCGGCGTCGGTGTCGAGTGCGATCTCGTCCGCCAACCCCGTCAGGCAGACCGGGCAGTAGGCCGTCCCGCACCAGGGCTCGCCGATGTGCTCGCCGGTTGCGAAGGCACGGTCGACCAGGGCGTCCGGCGGTGGCTTGAGCTCACTCACGTCCATGCACCTCCCAGTAGCCGACCGTGTTGCCGTTCCGGTCGCGCACGTTGACGGTCAGGAAGTCGGGGCGATCGAGCGATCGCCCGGGGTCGCCGTCACGCAGGTCGGCCGCGATCTTCTCCATGACCTCGGCGACGTCGCCGGCAGTGAGCATCGCCTCGTTGCCGAGCTCGACCTCGGCCTTGAACTTGATCATGGCCGTCGCCTCCTGACGATGACCTCGTACTCCATCCCGGGGCTCAGGAACAGCGGGAAGGTCCCCTCGACCGGCTCCTGCGTCTCAGCATCGACGTGCGAGCGCGTGCGCTCGGTCACGGCCTTGTCGAATAGCCCGCCGGCCGGAGCACGGCCGACGAGCACCCGGAGCCCTTCCGCGATCGCGTGCGGCGGAAGGTCACGGGTCACTCGTTCTCGATTTGGCCCGAGGAGCCAGGTGTCCAGAGGCTCGCTTCGCTCGCTCATCGCGTTTCCTCCCTCGTCCTGGCCTCACCCTCGATCAACCGGGCTCGCTTGATCACCGAGGCCGGCAGCACGTCGTGCTCGCCGCGCTCGGGGTCGAAGCCGCAGAGCACGAATGGCCCGGCGATCCAGTCGCCGTAGAACAGGCCGACGCCGGGCACCATGAAGTCGGTCGCCCGCCAGTTGACCTCCTGGCCGAACTTGCCCTCCTCGTTGACGTAGCTCGTGGCCGCGCGCGCGTTCGGGATGAACCCCGGCAGCGGGACGGCCTCGATCATGCCGCCGACGAGCTCCTGCAACTGCTTGAGCGTCGAGCCGTCCTCGGGCACGAGCTCGATCTCCTCGACGGGTCCCTCGACGGGGATCAGCAGGGCGGTCAGCGGGCGGGCCTTGAAGCCGACCCGCTCGACCGAGAACCGCTGCCCGTCGAGTACGACCAGGTCGCCGACGCTGAGCGATCGCTGCGGGTACTGCTCGTCGCCGATGAAGATGCCCGAGCCGCGGTTGGTCATCGCGAACACGAGCTCAAGGGCTTCATCGGGCGAGCCCGCCTCGACCGTCGTGCTCAGCACGAGCTCGAGCTCGTCACCGACCCGGTAGGCATCCTCGCTCGGCCGGCGGGTGAAGATCGCCAGGTGGCCGTCGCCGTCCTCCTGGCGGTTGAGCCAGACCTCGACCTTGTGACTCATGCCGAGACCGCCCGGAAAGCCACGCCGGCGCCGATCCCGCCGCGGCAGATCGCCTTGATCCCACGCGGCCGGTAGAGGTCGCCGTTCACCTGGCAGCGCATCCGGTAGCTGCGATGCGTGACCGGGCTGTAAGCGCGGATCGTCAGAGGCCCGTTGCCCGAGCCGCCCGCACGTACGACCGCGTTCACGACCTTGCGAAAGACGTTGCGGGCGAACGGGCACGAGGTCCGCGAGGTCCGATCGAGCCAGCCCTTGTACGGGCCGTCGATCGTCTGCACGTAGAGCGTGCAGCGGGGAGCGGCTTGCGCCGTCGGGGCTACCGCCGCCCCGGTCGCGACCGCCAGGGCGATCGCGACCGTGATGATCCCAGCGGCCTGCCTCACGACTCGGCCTCGGCCTTCGCCGCGTCCTTCGCCTTCTTCGCCTCGGCCTTGAGGGCATCGGCGCAGAGCGGGCACGAGACGGTCGCGTCATCGGCGACCTCGGCCTTCGCCGACCACTTCGCGGTGTTGATCCGGCAGAGGGTCGTCTCGCTTCCGGCGGCGAGCACGTGGCGCTGCACGCTTCCCTTCGCCTGGACGATCGTGCTGCCGTCGAGCGTGTTCTTCACGCCCTTCGCGAGCGCCAGCGGCGCGCGCTTCGTCGTTGCAGTCGTGCTCATCGTTCCTTCCTTTCGGTGTGGGCGCGGGTATTCGCGTCCCCTGAGCCCGGTCGCGCCGCAGGGCGATCGGGCTCAGGCGACGGCCGCTCGCGCGGCCCGCCGGGTTCGCTCAGAGGCTCACCCCGCTCGCCGGGCCGTGCGTCCCGTAGCGGATGACCTTGCCGCCTTCGCGCTCGACCCGATCGGCGTAGAAGTCGCGGGCGATGTTGCTGTTCCAGTAGTAGTCGGTCGGCGAGCCCTGGAACAGGATCGTCAGCTTGCGCTCCTCGCCGTCGACCTCGTACTCGACCGTCGACTCGTAGGTCTGCGTCGCGGGAGCGATGTAGGTGTGCGGCACGACCTCGTTGCCGTCCTCGTCATGCGGCTCTGGGCGCTCAGCCGCGAGCTCGGCCGCGACCTGCGCGTAGACGTCGGGGCGCTCGGGGAGGTTGACGCAGGGCGCGAACCACACGTCGTTCACGAACGACTCGCGGGCGTTCTCGTCCTCGGAGTCGTAGTCGAACTGCTCGGGCGGGTAGATGTCCATCACCACGTCGAACTCGCTCGCGGCTTCGATCCGCCAACCGGCGGGGTCCTCGCCTCCGTACTTCCCGGACGGCCCGTAGTGGGCGCAGTCGCCGCAGTGCTCGGCGTGAACGTGGAATGTGCCCTTGCTCTGATCGTTCAGGTTCGGGCCGAAAATCCTGACCTTCATCGTGCGTTCCTTCCTTTCGCGGGTGGTCTTGCTCACGTCCTCTACTCTGCCTGACTTTCGGGCCGACCGCAACCCGAAAGTCACCGGATAACACGAATGGGTTAGACGCCAGAGTGCGCTCATCTCAGGCTTCGAGATCGTCGCCGAGCCCGCGCTCGGCCTCGTAGTGCATCGCCGCGAGCTCGATCATCTGCTCGAAGGAGAGCTCGAACTCCTCGACCTCGGCGCTGAGCCGGTCGGCCAGGTGGCCGAGGTTGCAGACGAGGTCGTAGAGCGCCGACTCATCGAGCTCGCCGCGCTCGGCCTCGCGGAAGGCGCGCACGGCGCGCTCGGCCGAGTCGACACGGCGCACGTTGCGCTCGCGGGCGATCCACGACTCGCCGCTCGGCTTGCCCCAGGTCAGTCCATCCATTCGCAGACCTCCCCGATCAGGCTCGCGTCCTCGGCCTCGATGATCGTCGCGATGTA